CCTGCAGGCCCAGCGAACTCCAGCACCTCCCGCGCCTTGTCCTGCTTGGCGGGATCGAGTAGCGCAGTGCCTGGCAGCAGATTCGCCATGCCCATCCGGCCGGAGATGTCCAGCGGCAGGCCGGCAGACACTCCGTTCATGATGAATCCCGCGGCGTCCCGCCCCAGGCTCGCAGTCAGGAAGGCCCGGCGCCCGGCCTTGTTATCCCAGGTAAAGCCCAGCATGTGCGCGATGGTGTCAATCAGGTCGTCCAGATCGTCCGAGAACGGCATCCCGGACATGCCGGCGAACACCCATAGCACCGCCAGGGCGATAGCCCGCTCCCGCGCCGGCAAGCGCTTGAGGAACTCCAGGTAGCCGATGCTGAACTGCTTGAAGGTGAAGACAGTCGCGCCCACTGCGCCGCGCGCCCAGTTCGGGCGATTAGCGCGCGAAAACAGGCCCTGCGTCTCGCTCACCGCATCCTTGGCGAACTCGTAAGCCTGCTCGTCGCTCAGGTTTCGCTGGAGCGCCGACCGGTACGCCGCGATGAAAGCCACGTCCCGGTTGAAGTGCTCGGCCAGGGAGAAGAAGCTGCCCCACACCTTGCCGATGGCGCGCATGTAGCGGTTGTTCTGGAACCAGCCGGTACGCATCGACTCACCCTGAAGCATGTGGATCTCGTGCGGTGACACCACGCCCTCATCGGAGGCACGCTGCAGGGCCATCTTCAGTTCTTCCGGCACCTCGGCGTTCTTGTTGAAGAGCCGGCGGCCGGCAATGCCCATCGCTTCTTTCAGGTTGCCCGCCACGTCGCCGCCGAACTGCGCCAGGTACGGAAGGGTCATCGTAAAGGTCTGGGTCATGTTGACCATCGCGCTGGCCACCGAGCCGCCCAAGAAGTGCATGAACAGCAGGCCGCGCAGCGATGCCGCCTCGTCACCCGGGTTCTGGATGTAGTCGATCAGCTTGATCGCCTCATCCTTCACATCGCCCTTCTCCTTGGGGATCTCGGATGCGGCGCGGAGCATGTCGCCAAAGTGGTAGTTGGCGGCCGTCGCGCGGGCGTTGCTGGTCAGGAAGGTCGCCAGCACGCGCACCGGGTCTTTCTCGAAGCCGGCGATGCCCTTCCGCTGAATGAGGCGCTTGAGGGCCGAGCGGTTATTCACCGCCTGCTTGAGATACTTCTGGAACACCTCCGACTGCTCTTCGCCCATCATGCGGGCGAACACCTCGACGGTCTCCGGCGTCACGCCGCGGAACAGGCGGAAGGAGTCCTGCGACATCACCCCCTGGTTGATCGTGGCGTTCGGGTATTCCTCGCGCAGCGCGCGGGCCGCCTCGTTGGCCTCGGCCTCGTTCTCGAACATCCCGAAGAAGTGGCGGATTTCCTCGCCATCGGCGTTCTTGAGCGGCTTGCCGTCCTCGCCAGCCTCGAACACGTCGACCGTGTACTGGCCGAAGCGCATCAGCGGCGCGTAGCCGGTGGCCTTGAGGTGCTCGATCTGCTCGACCTTGCCCTGCGTCGCCTTTAGCAGCTCGGCCATGTCTTCGATGCGAACCTTCAGGGCTTCGGATTCGGCCGCGTGGCGCGACTTCATGCTCTCCAGGAGGTCGGCGTACCGGCGGCGCTCGTCGGCCCCGCTGTCGCCGTTCTGGGCCGCTTCCTCAAGCTGCTCGCGCTCGAACTTCTGGCGCTCCTTCATCTCGGCCAGTTCGCCCTGAAGCTGCTCGATGTCGGGCTCAATCTGCTCCATGTAGAAGGCGAGCGCATCGTGCAGGTTCATCTCGCGCGGAGCGGGCTGCAGCTTCGCCATCTTCGCGGTGCGCGACATCTCGGACAGGGCCAGTTCATCGAGAGAGCGATCCACCGCCGCGCGGAACTGCTGGTAGAGGCCGATCTTCCGGTCGTCCAAGCTGAAGCGCTCGCGCAGTTCCTCCGCGCTCCACACCTTGTCGCTCATCGTGCCCTCGAAGATGGGCGCGGCGAGCGCCTGGGCGTCCTTCGAGTCGGACCGGGCGTGCCAGAGCTGCTTGAAGGCGTCGGCCATGCGCTCCATCTTCGGCAGCAGATCCGGCGCTACGTCGGCCGCCTCATTGGCGGTTCTCGAGATGTCGTCGATGTACTGCTGGGCCATGTTGAACACCCGGCCGAAGTGCTCAGGGTCGACCTTGGCCTTGTGGTACTGAGTGCCCACCGTCCGGTGCAGGACGTTGAAGGTGCGAGAGGAATGAAACAGGTCTCCAAGGCGGTCACGGATCGCCTGCCGCCCCTGCGGCTGGAACAAGGTATCGGCAAGCGGGATCGATGCCATCGGGCGCGCGGGCATCGTCACCCCGCTGACCTTCCGGCCCTTGCGCATCAGGCGGCGCAGCGATCCAGCAACCAAGGCCGGCACATCGTGCTCGCCGAAGAGGAAGGTCAATCCCATTCGGAGCAGCCCCCGCTTGATGAACCCCTCCAGATCCAGCCACAGGGATTGCGAGCGGCCCGCCGAGCTTTCGCCCAGCTTCGCCAGCACTTCATGGATGAATCGGTCGTTCCTTGCGAGATCCGCATCGGCCATACCCTCGAACTCGGGATAGGTCGCCTTGATGGCTCTCCACACATTGTGGGACAGCGAAGCTGGATCAGCCGCGAGACGGGAAATCTTCGCCTTGATCGCCCGCCAGCCGATCTGCCCGACAAAGCCTTCAAGGCCGTGGTGTTCGCCCAACTCGTGTAGGAGTGCGGCAGGCGCCCGGTCGGCGCTCAGACGGTCGGCAACCAGATAGGCGACGCCCGCGGCGGGGTCATAGACCGCCTCGGCGCCGTCAATGCGCAGGCCAGCCGGTACGGCGTCCAAGTCCGGGACAATCCGCAGGAAGCCCGCCCGCTCAAGGCGGGCAATGCCTTCCCCACCGAACTCGTCCGCCAGCACGCGGCGGATGCGTTCAGGCGTCTCCCAGGTCCGGGCTGCCGATGCGCGCCGGCTCGCCAGCGGCGGCGCCATGCCCGACGCGGCGATGGTCTCGGCCTGCTCAACCGTGGCGCCAGCCGGCTCCGGCAGCGAGGCTCCGAGTTGGGCTTCCCCTACCAGGGAACGGAAGAAATCGAGATTCATCACCATGTAGGCTTGCATCTCAGCCTTGCCGACAATGGTGACTTCCTTCCCGTCCGGCCCGGTGAAGCGGTAGGTGCAAGCCCTCATCACGCGTACCCCCGCAGGCCGAATCTCCCGCCCTTGGTGACTGTCTCAAGTCGCTTAGTCAGCGCCTCGATGGTCTCGTCCTGCTCGTCCAGCTTCTCGGCCAACCCCTTGATGGCAGCCGTCTGGGCGCCGGACATCGACACGAGGTCAATGACCTTCCCGCCCGGGGCGACCTCATCGCCCAGTTCGCGCTGCACATCCTCGGCGTAGGGGCCGACATGCCGACCGCCGTCGGCGATACCGTCCTTGTATTTCCACGACTCAACGGGGATGCGCTTGAACGCCTCGACGGCCTCTTCGGACGAAACGGGCTCGCCGTCTTCCTTGAAGCCTTTGCTGGAAGCAGCCTTTGCCGTCGCCGCGGCGTACGTGCCATAGGCGCCAATCCCCGTTCCAATCAGGCTGCCAAGGCCCGCCATGCCGGCGCCGGCCTGCTGCGCCTGGATGCCGTAAGACTGGTTCATCAGGCTGCCGAGTCCGAGCTGCGACTGCACGCCGATGTTCTGCGCGCCCATCTGTGCGCCGTAACCACTCGCCACCTGACCACCGGCCGCAAGCGTCGAGCCGATACCGGCGCCCGCGCTCTGCGTCGCCGCCGAGCCCGAGCCGGTGGACAGGCCGACCTGCTGGCCGGCGGTGTTGGTCTGGTTGCGACCAAAGGCGGCAGCGCCAGCCCGCAGGGACACGCCCTTGTCCTTCACCGTCTGCCGGGTACCGGTCATTGCCGCGGCGCGCGCAGCAGCCTCGCCGGCATCCATCTCGCGGTTCGCCGACATGAAGTTGCCGGCGTTGGGCTTGACACCCATCGAGGTGAGCTGGCGCTGCGCGGCGGCACGCTGGGACTGGAACTGCTGCGAGACATCCGTACCAGCCTGACTCGCCGCACGCTCTTGATCGGCGGCGTTGCCGTAGTCCATCGCCTCTTGCGCCATCTTCTGCTCGATGGGCTGGAACGTCGTCTGGTACTGGCTCCACTGCTGGTCGGCGCGCTCGCTGGCCTTGGCTGCGTCGGTCTGCTGCTGATCGGCGACATCCTGCCCGATCTGGAGCTGCTTCTGGATGTACGGCTTCAGGAACTCGTACTGGTCGCGTTGGAAGGCGAGGTTGTTGTCCGCCGCCTCCTTGGCGAGCCTGGCGCTGTCGGCGTTGGCCGCCGCGATGCCGGAGTAGTCCGGCGCGTCCGACCCGCTGCTGCATGGGTCTCCGCAGAAGGCGAAACCGGACGATTCAAGGCGATCCGCCTGCCAGCGCTCTCCACGCCGAAGTTTGATCCTCATTTTGCTTCTCCTTTGCTGCGCTCGGCAGCCTTATTAAGATGGTCTAGCCAGTCGCCCACAATCGGCGGAATAACCACTTCCACCTCGAAGCCCTTGAGCTTGAGGCGATGGGCGGCCCGGTAGGCGGCGGCCTGCCCGGCGAAGTTGGTGTCGTTGTCGGCGAACACGATCAGCTCGCGCACGCCCTCGGGCGGCTCGAACGACTCGATGCCTTGCGCCGATACGCAGCTCCACACCGGCACCTCGAACAGCTCCGATGCCGCGAGCGCCGTCTCGATACCCTCGGCGATGCCCAGCACCTCAGAAACGGCCGTCAGGCGAATTGCTGCGCCGGATAGAGGCAACCCCTGCATGAGCTTCTTCGGGGCCGACACGGGCGCTTTGCGGCCGTCCTGGAGGTATGTCCGGTGCAGAGATACGGCGCGACCATCCGGCGCGGTCACGGTCGCCAGCATCGCGGGATAGATGCCCTGGTGCTCGCCGTCCAGATACCGCAGGCCGGGATGCACCCGGACGGCTTCCGGCAGGTCGTACAGGCGCAGCCCTCGCCCGGCCAGGTAGGCATAGGCTTCGTCCCCCCGCTGAATCGGCTTCGACTCCCGCCACACCCGGCGCAGGGCGGCGAGCTTGTCCTCGTCGGTGCGCTCGGGCTTGCCGGTCACGGGCTGCACCACACCCGCCAGCCGTTCGATTTCGCGGGCGGCGTCCTTGAACGACAGGCTGGTGATGCCCATCGCCAGCTTCACGCCATCACCGGCCCCGCAGCCGCTGCAGTAGTAGGTGCCGCGGCCGTCCTTGTCGTCGAAGCGGAAGCGGTCCTTGCCCCCACACATCGGGCAGGCGCAGTGCTTGCCGCTGAGGGCCTTCTCGTTCATGCCCAGCGTCGTCAGGATGGACCGCCAGCGGCCGGCGGCGGCGGTGCGCACGTCGATACGGTCACCCATGCTGGCGGCCCTCCTGCGCCTTCTCGCGGGCCTTGGCGGCAGCTATCTGGCGGGACTTGAGCCAGCCCATCAGCTCGGCAGTCGGTGCGGCCTCAACGGCTTTCATGCCACGCGGCCACACGCCGAACATCTCCCGGTACTTGTGCGAGACCCAGCCGGGCGAGTACCCGCGGGCACGGGCTACGTGCAGGAGCTGCGAATAGACGTGCTGCTTGCGGTCGGGCGTCGCCGGCTTCCGGGCCTTGCGGTCGATCTTCACCAGTTCGCCGTCGACCACCTCAACATCCGACTGGCGCTGCGGCTTGAATCCGCATTTGGGGCACTCATGGACGCCGGCATCGCGGACGAACTTGCAGCTCGGACAGGGCTTCGGCTCGGACTTCTTGCGCTCTTCCTTCCGGCTGCCGGCCTTGTTGGCGTTACCGTCGTCCAGTTCGAGGGGCAGGTCGTCGAAGGGGTGCCCGATGCGCTCCACGCTACCGGAGTGATCCAGCAGCAAGGCGCGGATCTTGCCGGGCGCCGGGCGAAGGACACGGCCGACCATCTGCAGGAACCGGGTGAGGCTCTTCGTGGGCCTCGCCAGGATCATGCAGCTCGTGTCGGGCACGTCGAAGCCTTCCGACAGCAGGGAGACGTTCGACAGGAGCGTGAAGTCACCACGCTCGAAGCGCCCCAGGATGTCGGCGCGGGTCTCGTCGTCCATGTAGCAGTCGAGGTGCTCCGCGCTCACGCCAGCGGCGCGGAACTGCTCAACGATGTGCTGGCTGTGCGCGATGGACGATGCAAAACAGATGGTTTTGACGCCTCCGGCCAGCTTGAACCAGTGCCGCAGGATGTCGCCCACCAGCTCCGGCCGGTCGGCGGCCTCTTCAATGTCGGCCTGCCGATAGTCCTGCTCGCCATCGGCGGTGCGAGAGGTTTTCGCGCCCGTCATGTCCGGGCTGCTCGGTGCGTAGATTTCGAGGTCTGTCAGATGCCCCGCATCCACCAGCGATTGCACCGTCGCGCCAATCACCAAATCCTCGAACAGCGGCCTATCCGCCAGCTCGGGGTACGGCTTGCCCAGCCCTCGGGCAAAGGGCGTTGCGCTCAGGCCGATGCAGGGTGCGCGGTTGTAGCGGAACAACAGGGTGCGGTACTTCTCGCTGCCGGCGCAGGCGTGCGCCTCGTCGATGATGAACAGGGCCACGTCATCGAAGATGCAGCCGCGGGCATGGACGGTATCGACGCTGGCGACGATCACGCGGCGGTGCAGGCCGTGTGTGTTCTCGCCCTGGAGGACGCCCACATCCAGCCCGGCGGCCCGGAGCGCGGCGGCGAACTGATGCACCAGCTGCTTCCGATTCGCCAGCACGACAACGCGGCCCTTGGACTTGCTCAGGGTCATTTGCGTGATGGCCGTCGCAACGCGGGTCTTGCCCCCGCCGGTCGGCAGGTAGGCCAGGACGCGGCGGCGCCCGGCCTTGAGCGAATCGCGGACCTCCTTCACCAGACCTTCCTGATAGTCCCGCAGGCTGATAACCCCGGCCCCAGCCAGGGCGGCGGATGCTTGGGCTTGGGTGCATTGCATCATGCAGCACCCCCGATACCGAGGGCGCGCTCGGCAATCTCCACGTCCCCCAAAAACTCCGGCTGAACATCATTCGCCCTTGGCTTGGGGGTTTTGGGCTGAGGTTTCTGCGCGTTGGGCACGCTGTATATATTTAGGATCCCGTGCGGGACTCCCTGCGGGATACCTGCGGGACTCCCGGCGGGATTCCCTGCAGGATCGCTTTCGGCAGACTCTCGGCGCTTCCCCCAACGGGCCGCGTTGCCCTTCCGGCTCAGTTCCTTGACCCGATTGACGGCGGCGTAAGCCTCCTCCAACTCGGTGTTCCAGTCCTCGCGCAACCATTCGCCGCACTTCACGATGAACTGCGGTTCCAGGGCTTTGCGGGTCTTCCGCCATTCCTTCACCTCCATGCCGACGATGCGAGCCAGAACAGCATCGTCATCGGGCAGCGGGCCGGTGCGCCAGAAGAACATCTTCAGCGCCAGCAAGGCGCCGCGCTCGGCGGCGGTCATGAGCTGTGTTTCGTCCTTCCACGCCTCGATATCCAGCATGAGGCGCAGCGGCGGCGTGATCTTGACGGCCATCACAGCACCCCCTGCGCCGGTTCGGCGACCAGCTCATAGACGGCCACGCCACGATGTGGAAAGCCTTGGTCGTCGTAAATCGTCACCCGCGAAACGGTCGGAATGTCGTAGCCCAGCGCACGCAGTTCAAAGATGCGGGTCTGAGACTGCATGATTCCGGCGTGGCGGAAATCAAGGGTGTGCTTTTGGCCGGGGCGCAGCATCTCGAGGATGCGGCGGCGTTGGGCCTCGCCCGAGGTGCTGACGTGCGGGTGATGGACTGCGGCGGGCTGGGGGAGGCTTCCCGGAAAGAGGTCGGCGACGGTATGATTGTGGCGTTGATTGCCGTTTGGTTTGCCGACAATGCCCGCATGGCCGCGGGCATTGTCTTTTCTGCGGGGGGGCATTTAGGCCACCTCGCCATTCAGCAGGGCGTCAATCTCTGCAGCGTCCCACATCAAGAAGCGATTGCGCGCTT